GGAATTGGGTCGGGGTCAATCTCTTCTCTTCATAAAAAACCTCTTTAATATTTCGCACTCCATTTTTTTGCATTGACTCGTGTCTTGAGTGTTGGCGGTGTGCGTTTCGGGCTGTGACGTATCGGTGTCCTTTGATGTTGTTGCAGGCCGCGCAGCAAGGTGCGAGGTTGTCCAGGCTGTGATCTCCGCCTGCGTCTAGTTCCAGTATGTGATCGACGGTGTCTGCGTTGGGTTTGCCACAGTATGCACAGTCAGGTTTGTTGGCTAAGACCTTGCGTCTGTTGGCTGTGTACTGGGGGTCTCGGTGTGCTTTGCTCATGCTCTCGCGCCTTCGGCTTGAGCTAGCGCGGCGCAAGCGCCTTGCTCTCGATGTGTTGTAGTCTGTTCTGTTGTCGGGTTCATGTTGCCTCGGTCTTTGTTTGTTAACGGTATGTCATCTGTGTGAGCCTAATGCGGTAATGCTCACCCACGGGTTGCCTCAGTCCGTTACCTCATTACTACCTGATTATGTTTACAGGTCGCCTCGACGCTTTGCCTGACACCATTTCGTGTTGCATGTTTCAGGGCGCGCCGATCTAGCCCGTTGCCGGGTGTCATCCATCCGCCTTGCGACAGGCTTAGGTCTGTTGAAACTTATTTAGTTTTGAGTATTGGTTGACGCAGGTAACTGGCTATCCAGTCAAGGTCAGCAGGCCGCCACACCCAGACAACTGCGCCTAATTCAAGGACGCTTAGCCATCGGGATTGCAACGGTGAAACCTTGCCTTTGTCGCTTTTAAGTTCTGCGAATATAACACGCCCACTGGGGTGCGCTAGTACGAGGTCAGGGAAGCCGTGATCTCCTAGCTCATGTGTTGCCCAAATGCCACGTTTGTTCATAGATGGCAACGGATGATGCACAAGCCAGCCTGCGTGCTTAGCGATGTTTATGACGATCTTTTGGAAGTCTGACTCGGTCATAAAGCAGCCATGTAGGCCTTGTCTGCAAGGTTTTTAATGGCCCAACGCACATACTGTTTTGCTTCGCGCTGATCTTCTTCAACCATTGAATTGTAAACAGCCTGTAAGCGTTCAATTGCGGTAATCATTTCTTCTAACGTCATTTCCATCCCTCGATTACGCGGCTGGCCTGCGATGCGGTCAAAGTCTCAAGGATGACATCGTTAACACCGAGAAACGCATGCAGCTGCTCAAGTGTTTCGCCTTCGTCCCAGCCTTTACCACGCGCAAGCGCCTTAATGTAGGTCTGCTGTTTCGGGCTGACAAATGCGCCTGGCGATGGCTGAGGCTTTGGTACAGGCTGACCTGAGCCGACTACAGCGCGCACAGGCACAGTTCGCTCAACCTTTTCCATTTCTTGCCTTGATGGTCGAGGGCCAGCAGTACCGATCGGGCTGTTGCTAATCATTCTGCCAATAGCACTGGTTTCACAGTTTTCTACGAAACTGGTCGCGTTAACGCCACGATCTGACACTGTTTCTTCTGCATACCCGGTGGCGATTAGCCGATCATCGTCGTTAAAGCCTTCCGCGCTCATCACAACAGTTGTGCCGTCGTAACGGTAAATCTGTGTCTGTATGCGTCCGTTCGGATATGCGGCCCACCAGCGCACAAGTCTGTCTGCCACTGTTTCGTAGTTTGCTAAATCAAAGCCCATTTTGTCTGCCTTTTCTTTTCTTTTGTTGTCGGTTTCTATTGCTCTAGCTGTTCGCTCACGATGTTTCAGTGTGCGGTCTGATGGCACATATCTGCCAAAACTGCTATAGGCCAAGTGATGCCAGTAGTGCTATGCCTTGCGGCGTGATTTTGCATACACGCTGATCTGAGCCTGTGGTGGCTTTGCGCGCGTATCCTGTTTCGGCAATGTAGTTGGCTGCGAGTAGTTCGCCGACGCGCTTCCAGTAGCAAGACTTTTCTAGTTTGCTTATGACTGATGCTTCCTCGGCTGTGAGATCGGTGTGCGATCGGTACGCGCATAGCAGGCGCAGTGTCTGGTTTATGCGCCGCGGCTTTACCTGTTCGGCTGCTCGATATGACGTCGGGTGATCGTTGCTGCGTGTGAGCGGTGTGACCGAGATGGTTTCTTTGTATCCGGCTAAACCGATGGTTGCTTGGAATAGTTGTAGGTCTGACATGTCGGGTGTCCTTTGTTCGGGTGTACTGGGATGATGTTAGATGATGAGTTGACTAAGTTCGGTGATGGCGAGCTGCAAAAAGTTTGCGCGTGGGTCGTCCATGCGTCGCAGGTCATCGCGTAGCGCTTCCAGTTCGCCTACAAGATGGTAAAGGTGTGAGGCTCGTGACTGCTTAATGTGGTTCGGCGTAAACATGTCGTCAATAAACGCAAACATTTTGCGTGTTGACTCGGTGATGCCTGTTTCTGGGTATACCCCGTCTACTTCGCTGTTGCCCATGGTGCCCATCCTGAATTGTTGTATATAGCAAGGGTGGCACGCAGTGAGATCGTGGCGTTGAACAGGTCGCTGCACTCCTCGACTATGCCTTTTTCTTGTAGCCAGCCGATAGGCCAGTTGCTGTTAGGCAGACACCAAAAGCCGTTAATTTGTGTCAGGCCGTAGCTGCCGCCGTTTGGGTCGCTTTCATTGTGCGCGTGTGGCAGGCATCGAGACTCGCGGTACATGACCAGGTCAAGCGTGCCGAGCTGCTCGGCTGGGAAGCCAAGGTCAAGGGCGAGCTGTAGGGCATCGTCACAAGTGGCGATCGTGGTGATCGTGGTGGTCGGGGCGACTGTCGTCGTGACTGGCAGTACGGCCTCATAGTAGGCGGCTGGGATAATGTTGCTGTCTGCCTCTGGGAGCGTCCTAGCAACGCCTAGGAACGTCGTAAACGCCCAGATGGTACTGATGATGCCTGCGATTATTTTGGGGGCTGTAAAGATCATTTTTTCTCCAATTGGTATGGGACACCCCAGCTGTCGGTGATGTCCTTGAATGCGAGCTGCGAGTGCAGCACACGCCCGTCGAGTGGGTCACGAAATATCTGCACCATGACCTGCTGACCTGTGTTGAGGTATGTGGTAAATACCTCGTAGGTGTAGGTCTTGGCGTCCATAGTTTTGCGCTTGCCTTTCGTCGGTACTTCGACCCTAGGCAACGGGTGTCACGATTGCAAGGATTTAGCCTGTTTCCATTGCTGCACAAGGGCTGGAACGCGATCGCCTACATAGTAAAAGATGTGCCAAGGCTCGGATTGCACTTCCCATGTAAAGCCGTAAGCCTGAATGTTGGCAAGCATAAAATCCATGCGGTCTTTTGCTGATGCGTCGCTGATGTCAACTGCTAGCCCGAGGTTATGGCGACTTGTGCCGGGTGCAGCCATCATCGCGTTGCCTGGCTTTAAGTAGTAAGTAACGCCTTTCCATGTTTTAGTTGACGCGCCTGCGATCGGCTGTGTCTGATAGCGCGCAAGAAAGCCAGCGGTTTGTGTGGCTGTGCTGCGATAGGTGTCGCCGCTTGACGTGGGCTTAAAGGTTTTGACACCTGCTGCAAAGGCTGCATCCCGTAACGCCATGTATGCGTCAGCTGCTAATGGGTGCAGCTTGCCGTATGGCTTCACATCGACGAGCAGGCCCAGCGGTAGTTCACCTGGGGTTACATGCTGCAACGTGGATGGTAAAACCAGTTTGTGGTAGTGCCGTTCTAGCGGTGCAGGTACGGCAGTGAGCGTTGGTGCTTTAGGCTTCGGGGTTTTTGCCGATGCCATAAGCCTTGTTTTTCGGGTTTACATAGCCGATGAATAGTGGTGCTACAGCTGCGATGGCTGCTCCGAGTAGGTCGTTGGGGTCAGTGTTGCCTGACATGTAGAGCGCTACTGCAGCTGCAATGGCACTGTTGATGTAGGTCGAGATCATTGCTTTGTCACTTGCTTTCATGTTCTATGTCCTTTGCTTTTGATTTGAGTCCATTGGATGCTACGAGGCCTGAGAGTGTGCCTGTCATAAACACTGTAAGCGTAGAGAGTAGGTCGATGAAGGCTGAGTCGTTGGGCGATTGGTGTCCGATTGGCTGGGTGACGAACATGAGCGCATAGACAAAGCCTAAAACGGTGATGGCGAACACGCTTGCAAGGATGATGCCGACGACCACGATTAGTCGAGCGTGCAGCTCTTCGGGTTTAAGGCGTTGTCTCATAAATTAGGTCTCTAGTGCATGTGCCTGATGGGTTGCATAATGGTGGCTCGCACTCTGGGTTTTTCCAGTTAGCTGGGTCTTGGCATGGGTAACGGTATAAGCCGTCATAACTGCATGCATTGACTGCTACTGCTACGACTGCGACCATAAAGATCAGTGCAACATATTTAGCCAACGAGCGCGGCACGCAGTTCGGCTTCGGTTGGTTGTGGTTCTGGGTTTTCCCACAATTCAATAACTGGGCCAAGAACAGCCCAGCCGGTAGTAAACCCAAGGTTTTTTAGTGCTTGCACTACTTCGTCGTTTGTCAAAGGCGTAATATTGTTTTCCATTATGCTGATATTTCCATAAGAGTAATTGTTGATTTACCTGATACAAATTGTGTGTACACATTGCCTGACGCTACTAAGCCGTTAGCAAATTGTGTTTTGTAGGTTACTGCTGATGTTGTTGCAGGGCTGTCTAAATAGTTGTAGGTGCTTACCTGCCAAGAATATGTAGCCGTATTTGTCCAACCCATTCGACCGTGATAAACGCCTAGATCGGTTGCACCGCGAAACAATTTTAGTGCAACACAATTAGCCAAGTTGGTGTCGTCTTTTCCGATTTGTTGTGCAACTTGTACCAATATTTTACTGCTGCTTGATGTTGGCGTAATTGCCAAAGATAAACCCGTGTCCGCGAAAGTCATAACCGATGACGCGGCTTGTACGGCATACTCCGCGCTAACTACTTGCAGCACACGGAACGCGCCGCGCAAGTTATTTAATTGGGATGCCTCAAGCACATTACCTGCGACAAAGGTTGCTGGAAGTGTGGTCGGTGTTGCCATAAGTGCTCCTTATCCTAAGACATTTTCTGTGTCGATTGTGCCATATACAGCATCGTCCAATATCAGCTCAAACACCAGCGTTGTTGGGCTAGTGAAAAGGGTTATGCGATGGCCTGTAGATAGGTCGATCTCATGCTGGATGCCCTCGATGGCTAGCTCTTGCGCCAGCGAGGTAATCGTGACCCCACTCGTAAATGACTTTTCTATGGTTATCGTGTTGCCGATCTCGAGGACTGCCACCGTGTCGCGCTGGGCATCGGTGAGGGATGCAAACAGTGTGGACACATTGGTGTAACGCGCCTCTGGCTGGCCTACGAGCAGGTAATTGGCAAGGTCCAGGGCTGCTGCGTCGTTGTGGACTAGGGCGTCCACAATGGCTGTGGTCTGAATGAAGTAGGTGGCTTGAGATGTTAAGTCCTCGGCGATCTCTGGCCCTGAAGCGCCAGCGTGTTGCACTGCCGCCCTGTTAATTACTTGGTTGGCCTCAAAACTAATGCCCACATTGTCGTAGGGTATTTGGGTTCCGTCATCGTGAAAGTCTGCCACCGACGCTGACAACGTAGTCCCGACTCGATCTTGGAATGTAAACACTCCATCACGCGCGCAGAATATGCGGCCTTGCACTGACTCGTTGATTTTTGCCATGTAAGCAGCGACCGATGTGCCGTAAGGGACGGTGTAAGCAGCTGCGCCGCCCAGCGTGATGGTTGAGGTTTCTATGCTGCGCTGACCTACGCCAGTAAAAGCGTTTACCTCAGGCAGGTCTAAGACTGCTGCTACTCGAGCGCTGGCTAATTGCTCGGTCACATTAAACTCGTCCATATAGGTCTGGCTGAGCAGATAAAAGTCATCGGCGCAAGAAACAGAAACTGTGTCTAAGCCGCCAAGATTAAAGTTGTACGAGTAGTCAACGATGTAGCCGTTAAACAGTTCTTCGCCTTCGCGGCTAAGAATTACTTTTCGCATAGGGGCTAGACCCGGCACAGCCTGAGCGGTGTCGTAATACGGTGACTGGGTATCAAACGGGTTAAAGATGCCGCCTGTAAATGTGTCGTTAAGGTCAAAGCTCATCGTGCCAGCAGTGAACTGGTCGCCGATATCTCGACGGCCTCTGAACACGCTGATGCTTGTAGCGCCGTCAATTACGGATGCAAACTCTGTTGAGCCGTCAAGCACATAGTCAGGCGAGTTAAGTACGCCCTTTAGTGGGTCGTCAAGCGTGAACGCGTCGACAAGAAAGCCTGTAGCGATCTGTAGGTCATATGACCCTGACTGAACGATCGTGGCAGCCATCAGGCGACCTGTATTTGTGCTGGGCCGTCCACTCGGTTCATGGCTTTAATGCTGTTCACTACAGCACGACCGATGTCTGCTGAGGTTGCTAGACCGCCGTTGACATTGACTGTGATCGGTGTGCCGCGCTCAACCATAAACTGATCGAACAGGCTAGAAAAGTCTGCTGCGTTGCCTGTGATGCCGTAGTTGCCGCCCATGTTTCCTGCATAGTTCTTAGATAGGTCTAGAACGCTTGAGGACTTGCCACGGCCGCCACCAGCAGCTGGGGCTGGGGCTACTAGAGCCGATTCAATCATTGCCATAGGGCTTGAACCAATAGAGCCTGTGCCGCCTTCACGCGCGAAGCCTGAGCCTCGAGCAGCTGGCGTGTCTAGTTCTGGCAGTGCTGTGTATTCCAGCATCGGTACTAGCGGTATCAGGTCAATGCTTACACCCGGTATCACATTTAGCGCGTTAATCAGTTGGTTCAATCCAATAATTGCAGCGTTAATAATTTGGTTTATACCGTTAGCAACTACCTTGACCGAGTTATATACGCCCACAGCAAACTGCTTAAATGGCAGCATAAACTCGGCGATTGCTCGAGGGCCTTCGCGGTAAAGCTCGTACAGCGCGGCAAGAGTAATCATCACTACGCCTAATCCTTTAGCGAGCACACCAGCAGATAGCGAGACCGTGGTAAATGATCCTGCCAGAACAGCGTTGGCTGCCGTAATAACGATCTGTAAAGCGTTGTAAGCCTTCATAGCGATGTTGGCGGTCACTATGGCTGCGGTCATGGCTGCGATTGCTCCGATGACTATAAGCAGCGCTTTAGTGTTGTCTTGCAAAAACGTTGTAAAGTCGATGACATAGGGCAGCAGTTTTTCCATAACAGGAATAAACGCCGCGCCGATGCTCTCCTTTAATTCGTCCATTTGGATGCCAAAGTTTTTTAGACCGCCCTCAGCACTGTTAGCAAAGGTTTCAGCAGCACCGCCTACCGAATTGTTGAGCGCCTGCATGATCTCATCGGCGCTCGAGGACGAGTCAATTACGCCCTTAAGCGATGGGTCTAGTTTGATGAGCGCAGTGGTCTGACCTGCCAGGGCTTTTGCAACGGCGACGCTGGCGGTCTCCATGTCAATGTTTTTGGCTGTAGCCAAGTCAGCAGTGACCGCCATTGCTTTCTGAGACAATTCGAGCGAGCCTGTAGCCCTGACGAGATTGGCTAGAGCTGGGCGCAGCTGATCGTCAGCCATCGCGGTCTGCTTACTAAACGCGCTAATGGACTGCTCAACCGCTTTGATTTGGGCATCTGTGGCTTGTGTCGTTACCCGTAACTGACGTGCCAACTCAAGCTGTGCGGCCTCATCTTCCATTGCTGCTTTAGTGGCTAGACCGATGCCAGCCGTCAAAGCACCGAGCGCAGCCGTGGCAGGCAAAAAGGCTTTCTTTAATGCAAAGCCTGTTTTTGCGCCTACGCCGTCCAGCTGCTGAAATTGTTTGATGGCTTTGTCGACGCCGCCGCCTTGGAACTCGCTAATAATGGGGATTGACAGTGCCATTAGTTCAGGTCTTTCTGTATCTGGTTAATGGTCTTAAGCACCATCTTTTCCATTTCGCCCTCAATACCGCGCCGCGCTTTATAGACCGCTGGCCCGATCAGTCGAGTTCTACCCGGCATTGCCATTGCAAAGCCGCGCTCACTGCTCACAAAGTCCAACGACTGACCTAGGCGATTAGTTGTCTTGCGTCCTGCGCCCTCAAAGATTGCAGCTGCTTGGTTTTTTTGCTCTATCAGGATCACGCCTACAGCGTTGCGTCGAGTGTCAAAGCGCATCTTTACGCCTGACTGTGCACCCGAGACCGTAAATGGAAATACCTTGCGGCCTCGATCATTCCACTTGTATCGCATATGAGATAGCGGTATTTGCGTGTATGCAAGTTTTGCAGCCTGAATGGCTGGCTGTGCGATCGCTGTCGCGTCAGCCTTAAAGTCTTTTTGCAGCTGTGGGTCAATCTTGCGTAAGGCGTTAATCGTTTCTTTAAGACCGACTACTTCGACGCTGTGAGAGACAGGCATAGTTACTTCTTACGGTGCATCTGCTCAAGCACATAGGTGACGGTGTTCAGGTCTCGCATAGTGAACTCGATCTCCTTTGGCCAGAAGCCTGTTAACGCTAGGACTTCGCAGAGGCTTCGCCGCCAAGTCCCTCGATGAAAGGGGTCTCGTCGACTAGCTCGTTGATAGGTGTGATGGTCATGTTCGGGTTTTCGTTTACCCAGTCGCGCCACGTTGCAGGCACTTTGTCTCCAGCAAGTTTGCACAGCGTAAACGCCCAGCAACACATGTCGCTAAACCCGATGCCTTTGCCGTCTGCTGAGCGACGGTTTTCTGTTTTTTCCCAGTCAACAATGGCAAGCATGTTTGTTGTCATTTCGCGCGCTGGCTTACCGTCGCCAAGGTCGATAGATAGTTTGACTTTCATTGTTTCTCCTTTGTCGGGCAAGGCTCCGCTTGTGCGGTCTTGCTAATTGTGTTTCTCAGCGGCTTAAGCCGCAAGATCATGCGACTGATTTTGTTAGCGCGCCGCCAGCAAAAACCAGATCAATTGTTGAAAGCTCACCAAGGGACGCGTTAATTGGCGTGTGACTTGCAAGATAGGCCTGCACTAATTCATATTTTGGCGCGGTGGCAGTAGGTGTCGTTAGTGCTGCTGTTGTAGTTGCAACGATAACATCGACGTTGGTGCCAACCAAGCTGTAAATGCTGGCCTCAGTCTCACCGGCTGCATAGCTTTGATACAGGGTCACAGTGATTGTGTTGTTTTGCAAACCTGCTGTGAACTTGCGAGCACTGTCACCAAAAGCAGTATTTTCTAACTGTTCTTTTGTAAACGTGACAACGGCATTTGTGCACTGATCGGTCAGGTCGACTCCGTTAATTTTTAATGCTGGGTTCGAGAGATATTGCGTTGTAGCCATGTCTATTGCTCCTTGGGTTCTGGTTTGACTTTAGATGATTTCTTTACGCTGTCGGTGGATATCAGGCCGCCGTCGAGCAGTGCGTCAATGTTGACACCGTTTTCTGGGATGTATTCGTCGCCCGGGGTTCCGAGGCGTGGGCTAATGATGGTGTACATGGTTTCTCCTTATGCGCTTTGGGCTTGTATTCCACAGTCAAGGTCGTAACAAGGGAACAGCTGCCCACCTATTTCTAGGTTGCTGGGTCGGCCTGCCATGACGATGATCGGGGATGCTAGGACTGTGGCGACGATTGCGAGGATGCTGCGAAGCACTGGCAGACCTGCTGGGCCTGAGCCAATAACTTTGATCGGGAAGTCCATGCGGATGATGTTGCCGTTGCCAGCGATTGTGGTAAAGGATGGCGCGTCTATGAAAACGCAATTAGGGACGATTTTGGTGGCATCGTTTACCACCCTGAGTCCAGAGACCGCTGTGAGTGTGGCTGTCAGGTCGTCTATGCCTTTGTTGAGTAAGTCGGTGTAAGACATTACGCGCAGGCTGGTCTGTCGATGCCGAGCAGCTGCTTGACGATCGGGGTCAGTGATTGCTGTGGTGCTGTGCCCATGCCGTCAAAGGCTGCAAAAGCGTTTTCTAGTGAGCCACGGCTGCGCCAGAGGGCCGCGCAGTACATAAGTGTGCCCAAGGTCTGATCGCCACCTGGGCTAGTTGTCAGGCTGTCGATGTAGCCAGCTTCTTGGCGGCGACGGTAACAGAACTGGTTGCCAGCAGATACAGCTTGTGTAATTAGCGTGTAGTCGTCCGATGGGTTTGTAATAACTACGCCTAGGTAGGTGACTAGCTGCGCGGCAGTAACCCATGTGCAGGTCAGCGTGTAAGTGACTGTGCCGGTGGCTGCTACTCGATCAACGTCGTTTGCAACCTTGGCATATAGCACCTGGTTGGCGATTGGTTCGTCAATGTCGTATAGCAGGTCGCCTTGAGTGTCTACACCTACATAGCGGTATTGCGGTAATGCGCGGACTGTGTATGTGCCGTTAAATGTGGCATCTACTCCAGCGACTGTGATTGACTCGCCGACTGCAATTTCTGTGGGGGTTAGTAATTGCAGTACGGCAAAGTCGTCTATGAGGTATTTATTTGTAACGCTGTATGTAGCCATGAGCGGTAACCGCCTTTCTGGCTACGCGATCGCGATGCCTTGTACCTGATTTGAGTCAGCGACAAACAAAGATGCATAGCCGTGGTAGCTCATGACTTTGCCCAATGTTGAGGGTTCATCTCGTGAAAGGAGTCCTCTGATGCTTTCATAAAATTCGATAGCAGCGCCGCGAGCAACAATTAAAGTGTTGTTGGCAAAGTTGCGATCGGCAACAAGGTTCAGTCCGAATGGGTTAAAGGTGTTGGCAACAGTGATGTCTGCTGTGCCTAGACCATTGACACCCATGAGTCCAGCTGCTCCGACATATGGGAACACTGGGCGCTTGTCGCCGTCGAGCTGTGCACCAAGTTTGCGCCACACATCTGGCGAAACAAACATGTGATCAGGCAAGAAGTTTGTAGCAGTCAAAATTTCAAACGCTGCTGCGTACATTGCACTGACTAACGAGCTTGGGTCGTTAGCGGTTACTGTCCATGTGCCTGCGGCAACTGGATCGCCACCAGCAACGAGACCATCAGCAGCGAGGTTGTCGCTTGCTTGCATGTACTGGCCCATCAAATCGTTAATAATAATTTCCATTGCGCCGGGCGACGAAAAATCAACATCCTGAATTGAGAGGGTGACCTGCCCAGCCAGAGTTGTCTTAGAAATTACGTTTGAGGCAATCACTGGAGTCGTTGCCGACACTGCTGAAAGTTCAGTGCTCTGCGTTGAAACCGACGTGTGAGTAGTCCACGTAGGCCTGATAAAGGTTTTTTGACTGCCGCCATCTGGATAAGCGCGAGCGCCAATAGCAGCAACTACTGGACGAATTCTTTGGTTTAAGTTTTCAAAAACAGGCCCAAGCACTGGAACTGGCAAAAGACCAGGAGTGTCAGTTGTAAGAACATCACCAGCGGCTGCTTGAAAAGCGGTTTGCTTAGAAAGCATAAAGTCGCGTGCTGCGGCTGCAACGTTCTCAAATGTTGTGCCACCGATGTGCATCGCTGCCATGTATTCGCCAGGTGTTGGCAAAGCAAACTTGCGTTTTGGTTGTGCTGGAATTGCAGCGGTAGGGATGGTTGCCTCGACTGCTGGAATTGTTACTTCTGACATAGGTTCTGTCTCCTCTGTGGGTTCTTGTATTTCATTATTGTCGGTCTGTTCGGGTTCGTGGTGGATACTTGCAGCAATGTCGGTGATGACAGCCCCAGCAAATGCCGGAACAGGCACCATTGACAGCTCAATCCAGTCAGCAGCCAGGACGGTGATCGAGCCGTCTTTGTTTGCTCGGGTTTTTGTTGGGTTTACGCCTACCGATACCGAGTCCAGCACACCGTCTAAGGCCAGCTGCAAAGCATCGTCGCCAGCAGCGGTCTTGCTGATTTTGGCGGTAAACATCATGCCTTCCTCATCGTCGTAACGGGCTGTGACCAGGCCGATCGCCGAGGTGCTGTCATGGTTCATGTAAAGACGTGGTGCTTTGCCATCGACTGGCAAGCTGCCGCGCTCAAAGATGACCTCTGTTCCGTCGGCGACGGTCGCTGCTACGCCGTAAGGGACGGCGATGCCTGTGATTGTTCTAGTCGGTGTGCCATCGCTGGCGGCTGCGTCAATGCTGACACTGGTTGCTGTAAATCTAATCATCGGTTTGCTAACTCCTCTTGAGTGTTTTCTTGTGGTTCATCTGCTTGATCTGCTAAATAGTTTTCGGCAAGATAATTTTCTGCGTCAAACTCGACGTAGGTTCCCATTGGCAAAATGCTGTTCATGCTAAACGCTTCTGCAATTGCTTCGGCGTAAAGTTTGACGCCAAAAATGTAAAGGTCTGCGCGCGCTTGCTGTGATGATTGATACGAATATGACCCGGTCGATACGCCGACTAAGTACGGTGGCACATTGCCTAGTCGAGCCATTTCAAGTGCGCTGTAATTAGCAGACTCGATCAGCAGCATTTTGTCTGGCGACATTGTTGTTGCTTCGTAAGATAGAAACTCGTTTAACGCCGCGGTCTGATTAGTTGCTCGTGCAGCATTAAACGCAGCTGCAAGATCGGCTAATTCTTGCGCGCTTAATGGTTCGCCGCCAGTTTGCTTAAGGATGCCAGCAGGTATTGACGATGATGCATTGCGATTGCGCGCAGCCTCAACTTTGAGCGCAGTTTCTACTGCTGACACACTTGTGTACACAAGGCCTGTTGTCGGTGACAAGATTTGTAGCAGATCGCGCGTGTCAAGTTCTACGCCGTTGAAGTAGACCTGGTTGCTCGGCGCAAACCAGACAGGCCCAGTCTGATCGGTGGTGGTAATTGAGCCAACTGGTAGCCGTTGGAACGACGCAGGAAAGCCGTCAGCCGTCCTCGATGTGATGTGAATAATGCTCCGACCAAACATGTAGAGGTCATCAAAAACCCAGCTAAAAAAATGGGCATAGGTGTTTTGTGGGTCTGGTTGACGCATCCATGATCGAGGCGCAATGTAATTCTTGACCATGCGCTCGCCGTCCCAGCTCATGTTGTATGCGCGCAATGGCATACATGCAATAACTGATGCAAGCAGATCGCGGCAGCGTGACACCGCTGGAATAGTCATTAACTGGTTTCGTGCTTCGCCTTCGCGCCACGAGTAGTACTGATTGAACACATTTACCGCGCTGTTTGGGTTTGCGTAACTGTTGGCCCCGGCAGCTGCTGCTTTTGCAGGCGCTGGACTAATGGCGGCCTTGCTTACTTTGCGGTCAAATAATCCCATGCCACAACATTACAGATAGCAACGCTGTGATGGTGGCACTCGATCGGCCTATCAGTTCCCGACGAAAGGCTAGGTACATCGACCGAGTGCCAACGGTATGTTACTGATTTACAGTGACCAGCATCGGCTTACCTGACACAGATGGACGTGAGCAAAGTGCTGCCGCCCAGATCATGCACCTGCACAACTCGATCGGGCCTGGACTCCGCTGCGAGCTGACTGCGACTGAGCCTTGGCTTCTGACCGCGACCGCGCGCTGGACATGCTCTGCCAGTTGGGTTGAGCCGTCATGTAGCAGCATTTTTTCTGCTATCAGGTTTCTTACAGTAGGGGTGTATTTCAGTATTTCGCCGTAGCCAACAATGACCTTTTTCGTCTCTAAATGGCGAGGCCACTGAATGTCAATGCTGGGCGAGATAGCAAACTTGCAGCCGTCAGCGGTCAGCCTGTCAACTTCAAGCAAAAGCGCGGCGAAACTGTCCACGACAAAAGCCACGGTCACGACAATGCGGCGGTCAGGCAGGGCCACGGCGCGCAGGCCAAAATATCGGCTGTCATCCATGCTGGTCTCAATGGCAACAATGCCGCCTGTCGGTATGTCGCCTTCATGCTCGAGCGCAGGCCAGACACCCGGCGGTATCCATCCCCGATCAGAGGCCACCCACAGATTTACGGATGCTCGCAAGAATTGTGCGCGGTCAGGGTTCTGAGACTCGGCTTCAATCGTTGACAATTCCAGCGTGTGACCGAGCGCAGGGTTGCCGTAAGCCCATGCGGCAGGATTCATCGGGTCAAGGTCTGGTGGCGGTGACCATTCAGCAAAGTACAACGACGATCGCTCGCCGCGATCTATGGCGCGCAGACCCTGTTCACGCCAACGCAAAAATGCGGTACTGGCTTCCGTCCCAGCCGTTGACCAGCAGCTGAGCAGCGGCGATTTTCGTGCGCGCATAGATGGGATTAGACCGCCGTCAATAGCGAGCTGCGACATGTCCCAGATTTCGTCTGCCACGATCAGATCGTTGCTTGTGCCGTGACCGACCGATGGCTTCGCGGCCCTGACCGTCCACTTGCTGCCGTCTGGCATTGTCACCGAGTTACGCCCGTAAGCCTTGACACAGGATGCACCAAAGCGCGCCTCAAGCACTGGGGCGATCTCATCAAACAACGTAATCGCCAAGTCAAGTCGGTTTGCCGTTGTTAGCACCGTCTGTTTCTTGCCCCGTATTTTTGGCATCTCTGTGAGCCACCAGCCAACCAAACTACCTAGAGCAACGGTCTTGCCGTTCTGTCGGGCCGTAGAAACGAGGCTTGTCCGATGCAGCAACTCACCCTGCTCATCAAAAGCCAGCTGACCGTCAAGCGCGCGCACCTGCCAAGGCATAAGCGTTATGCCTAGATGCTGTTCTGCCCATCCCTGCACATCGCTCCCATACGACCCGGCAGCATTAGTGACAGTCGTTTCCAGTCGAGGCCAGTCATGGCTGATCGCCGCCAGTTCGGGCTGGTTGCCATCCGATAGAGACAAGAGTTGGGTCGGGCTTCTCT